GCCAACAAGTTCGACAAATTCCTGATCGAGATCGACGCCGATATCCGCCGCATCCTGTCCGGTGATGTGACCGAGTACACGCGCAAGCGCCTGGAGCAAGTGCTGAAGCAGGTCAACGTCGCCATGACCAGGCGATACAAGGAATATCGCAAGGTTTGGGAAGAAAGCGTCACCAACGCCGCCGCGTATGAAGCCGAATTCGAGCTCAAGACGCTGCAGAAAATAATCAAGGATATTGAGTTCGCCATGCCGAGCGCGACGCAGATCGCAGCCGCGGTATTCAATACGCCCTTGGGTGATATTGGCGGACCTTCTGGCGGCTCCCTGCTCGAATCCTTTTTCGAGGAAATGACAAAGGCGCAAGTCAGGAAGATCGAGGGCGCGATCCGGCTGGGATACGCCGAGGGGCAGACCACGCCGCAAATCGTGCGCCGCATTCGTGGCACCAAGGCCGGGAATTTCATGGATGGTCTACTCGCAACGTCAAAGCGTGACGCGGAAGCCATCACCCGAACGGCATTGCAGCACGCTGCCAGTCAGGCCAGAGAGGCCACCTGGGCGAACAATCAGTCGGTGATTAAAAGCGTGAAGGTGGTCGCCACACTGGACAGCCGAACGAGCCCGACGTGTCGCTCCCTGGATGGCAAGGAGTTCCCGGTCGACAAGGGGCCGCGGCCACCGTTCCACATCAACTGCCGCAGCACGATGGTCGCGGTGTTGAAAAACAAATTCGCGGGACTGAGCAAGGGTCGAACCCGCACCGCTCGAGACCCGGAAACGGGGCGCGTCGAGACTGTACAGAATCAAACGTATTACGGATGGCTGAGAGGTCAGCCCGCATCCGTTCAGGACTCCATCATCGGGCCAACACGCGGAAAGCTGTTGCGCGATGGCGGACTCACGGCAGAGCGTTTCAGTCAACTGCAACTCGGCAAGAACTTCGAACCGATCACCTTGCCCGAAATGCGGAAGCTGGAACCAGCGGCCTTTGATAAAGCAGGACTGTAAAACAAACGAGGTGAACCATGGCAGAAGCGGCCGAAAAGGTAGAAATCGACAAGGCGGAACTTGAAAGCCTTCAGGAAAAAGTAAAGAGCATTGATTCCTTGCAGGAATCAGTCGCAAAACTCGAAGAAAACAACAAAGCATTGCTCAAGGAAAAAGCCGACGCCAAGGATGCAGCCCGGAAAGCAACGGAGGAAGCGGCGAAAAAGAACGGCGATGTCGAGGCGTTGGAAAAATCGTATCAGGAAAAGATCGACGCGCTGAAGGCGGAAACGCAGAAGCAGATCGACGGATTCAAAACAACGATTTCCGATCTCACGGTCGGCGCGACTGCGAAGTCCCTGGCGGCCGAGCTGGCGTTGCCTGGTAGTGCCGATGTGCTGTTACCCCACATTAGCAAGCGCCTGACGGTCGAAATGGCCGACAGCGGCCCGATAACTCGGGTGCTTGATAAAGAGGGGAAACCGTCGGCGCTGAGCGTTGACGATCTGAAAAAGGAAATCGCAGCGAATGAATCTTTCGCGCCCTTGCTGGTGGCCTCGAAGGCCAGTGGTGACGGTGGCAGCGGTAAGAAGGGCAACGGTGGCGGTGGCAAGACCATCAAACGCGCTGAATTCGAAGCCTTGTCACCTGTTGACCAGGCCAAGCACTTCAAGGACGGCGGACAAGTAGAAGACTGAGCATTGACCCTCTGCAGGGTCGGTGCCCCGGGAGTTAGCGCCCAAAACAATTCAATCAACTTAACTGAAACGAGGTAAAACAAAATGGCTGAAAATACAATCACGGCAATCCTGCCGGACGTATACGAGGCGCTTGATGTCGTATCCCGGGAACTGACCGGTCTGATTCCGGCGGTCTTCCTGTCGACGAGTGCAAAGCGCGCAGAGCTGAACCAGAACATCGTTGTCGATGTCGAGCCCGCTTATGCTGCTGGTGTAACCATTTCGCCGGCGATGACCGTGCCCGAGCCGACTGGCGAAACGTCTGGCAGCGTCACCATCAACATCTCCAACTCCAAGGCCTACGAGTTCGGGTTTAACGGTGAGGATGAGAAAGGCCTGCAGACGGGTCCGGGTTACATGGGCGTTCGCGCGAGCAAGATCGCCCAGCGTATCCGCACCCTGGTCAATGATGTTGAGGCTGATCTGGCTGGTTTGCAGTCGACGTTCTCGCGTGCCTACGGTACGGCCGGAACCACACCGTTCGCCACCGCTGGCGACCTGACCGATGCGGCCAACGCGCTGAAAATTCTCAAGGACAACGGTGCTCCGCCTTCCGACAATCATCTGATCATGGATACCACGGCCGGCGCTAAGTTCATCGGCCTGCAAAACCGGTATGACATGAGCGGTGATCGCGGCGTCCAGCAGCAGGGAGTTTTGCGCGATATAACGGGCATGTCTCTCCGCGAATCCGCGCAGATTGTCACCGGTGGCAGCAATGTTATTACCGGCACAGTAACGGTGACCGGTGCAAACGCAATCGGCACGACCACCGTCAACGTGACCACTGCAGCAGGTGCAGGCGTGACCGCATCCGCTGGCGATATCGTCACGTTCGCCGGTGACTCGAACAAGTATGTCCTGGCCGCTGCCGTTACCATCGGTGCAAGCACCACCGGCAACCTGACCCTCGCGGCTCCTGGCCTGCGTGTGGCAACCTCCGGCTCGGAAGCTGTGGCCGGTGTTGCAGCCGCAACCCGAAACATGGCATTCGCCCGCTCTGCCCTGGTGTTGGCTGCTCGTCCGCCTGCACGTCCGGAAGAGGGCGACCTGGCATCGGATGTGATGCTCGTCACCGACCCGCGTTCTGGCTTGACCTTCGAGCTGGCTATGTACAAGGGTTATCGCAAGGTGCGGTATGAGATCGCGCTGGCCTGGGGTGTGAAAAACATCAAGCCGGAACATACCGCGCTCCTGCTGGGCTAATCCTTTTCAAAACCTTGATAAAAGGGGGACTTCGGTCCCCCTTTTTTATTTGGAGACACATCATGTCAGACGTAATCGAAACCGTATTTATCGCAAGCAAGGATCACCCGAGCGGGATGATTCGAATCAACAAAGCAGACCTCAAGGAAGGCGACAAGGTCGTCGAGCCGGAGAGCAAGTCTTCAAAAGACGGCCCGAAAGAGGGAACGAAAGCCTGGATCGTGGCGCAACTGAAGGAAAAGGGCGCCGAGGTCGACGAGTCGCTGAGCAAAGCAAAACTTCAAGAACAGCTCGACGCGCTGCAGTAAGTAAATGGCAATCACCATCACTGTCGAAGATGGCAGTCAGGTCACCGGGGCGAATAGCTATGTCTCGCGTACTGATGTTATTGCCTACGCGGCCGATCGTGGCACGAACCGAATCTGAAAGGGGTGCGGGTCGCGCGGGATCAGGCGATGGCGTTTCCTCGAAACTTTGTCTACATCAACGGCTGGTTCTGGGCCGGGGATGAAATACCGACCAACCTGATCAACTGTCAATGTGAATACGTGATCGACTTGTTCAATGGCGTTGATCTGTACAACCGGCCGGCCAATACCAACATGGCGCAGCGGAAGGCGAAGGTCGACGTTGTCGAGGTCGAGTACGCTATCGACAAGTCGCCACAGAGCGCGGTGAAAACCAGCAAGGGCGATGCCCTGTTGATGACCTTGCTGCGTAATGAAGGGCTGACCCAGCTCGTTCGCGCATGAGTTTTTATTCCGATATTGCAGCGACGGCGAAAGTCCTGCTGCAAATGTACGGCCAGACGATCACCCTGGTTCGCAAGACCGGCGCCAGCATTAACCCGGTGACCGGCGTGGAAGTGGCCGGAACCGATGCGTCTGTGACGACAACCGGCCTGCTCGGAAAATTCCCGGACAAGCTGATCGACGGCACGCGCATCCTGTCGAGTGACCGGCGACTGATTTTGTCGAATGAACAAACCCCAGTCATGTCCGACAAGGTCACGGTAAACGGGTATGACTGGACAATCATTGACATCGAAACCGTATCGCCGGCCGGAACGGATGTGATTTATATCTGCCAGGTGCGCCGGTGAGTTGGTCTGAAGATTTGGTCAAGCTCTGCCAGAAAGGCGGGCACGACATGGGCGAACTCGCGAAGGCGGTCAAGATCGAGCTATTCACCGGCATTGTGCAAGACACCCGGGTTCGCACTGGTCGACTCCGCGGGAATTGGCAGATTCACGAAAACGAACCGGCCAAGGCAACAATATACCGCCTCGATCCTACCGGTCAGAAAGTGCTCCAGGACATCAACAAGGGCGCCACTGCAAACGGCGTGACCTACTTCACGAACAATCTGCCATATGCCGTGGTGTGGGAAGAACGGGACGCAATGGTCGGCCGTAACGTCGCGCGCGTTCAGCAGAACGTCAAGAACATGGCAAAAGAATTATGACCCTGGCAATCGATCAAGCATTCACCGACACCATTCTGAATGGTGGCCTGAACATCGATCTGGTTCACGAAAACGGCCTATATTCGACCTGGGGCGGGGCGTCTTACACCGAAGGCCTCGAAGGACCGTATACCCCTGGATCGGGAACCACAGGATTTGCGGAGCTCACCCACTTTCCGGCCAGCATTGACCCGCTGACCCTGAACGATACGGACGAAGCGACCGGCCTTTATCAAATTATCGTCAAGTATCCCGCTGACAGTGGATCGATCGCGGCCAAGACCAAGGCCGACGAAGTGCTCGCGCTGTTCCCGATCGGCACGGCCATCACATACGGCGTGCAGAAAGTTTATCCAACCTCTAAAAGCCTGAGCAGTGGTCGGGACGATGGGGGCTTTTATCAAATCACCGTTCGGGTGAATTACCGGGCATTTTTAACTCGTTAAAGAGGACTAAACCATGACTGATGTATCCATTAATACCGGGACGACTGTGGGCATGTCGGCCACGCTCCCGGCGACCTTTGACTCGATTGGCTATGGTGCCGTTGGCTCCATGACCAACCTCGGCGAAGTCATCGATACCGGCGAGGCGGCCAAGGCTTACAACACCATTGCACACCAGGCTGTCACACGCGCTTACCCGCAGAAGCTGAAGGACACCTATGACGTTGCAAATATCACGCTGACACTCGGTCGCTTCGATGCTGACGCAGGTCAGGTATTGCTGCAAACCGCACTCGCAGCCGCTGCCAGCTACACATTCAAGATACTGCTTCCGTCTGGTGGCATTACCTGGTTTACCGGCAAGGTGATCAAGGCGGGTCTCGGTGGCGTTGCGACTGGCAAGGTCGGCACCACGGTTGTCGAGATCGCGGTTGATCCTGAATCAATCTTCGAGGAATAGTCTGATGGACTTGTCAAAATATAACCTCGAAGTATTCGCGGAGCAGGGCACCGACATGGAACTGATGGACCCGATTTCCGGTGATGTACTGAAGCAGGAAAACGGCGAACCCGTCACGATCCACGTGCTCGGCATGGACTCCAAAGCCTTCAAGCAGAAGAACCGGGAACAGCAGCGCAAGCGCACGGAGAAGATGCTGAAAAGTCGGGCCAATAAGGTCGACTATTCGGTTTCAGACGAAGATCGCGCCGAAATGCTGGCCGCGATCACGACCGGCTGGGCTGGTCTGGAGGAAGACGGCAAGGAAATCGAGTTCTCGGAAGACGCCGCGTATGACCTCTATCTGAAACACTCCTGGATCGCTGAGCAGGTCGACCAATTCATCCTGGACCGCGCTAATTTTTTTCCGAGTTAGTCGACCGGGCTTGTAACTATGTCCGTCAGCTTGCGTGGTTGGCGGCCATACCTGTCGGCGACGAGCTAACACGGGAAACGCAACTCAAGCTCGCTGCAGGTGATGACGAGCCCGATCTGCAAATCCCGGAACTGAATGGCGCGGAAACCCTGGTCGACATTATCAAGGAGATCGGTTTCACCAAGCACACCGGGGATCGCCTGGTCCCGATCGACATGGAGTCGGTGCGGACCTGGATGCAGATCAATCTCGAATGGTTGTCCCCGGGTGAAGTCGAGGCGTTGATGACCATTTCTGCGGCCTATGTCGATCAGCATTACAAATCCCAGAAACGAAGTTGTCCATCCCCGAACCTGCCGGAGTTGCCGAATCGGGAAACCGTGGAGAGGAAGATCAAAGACATGTTTTCGGTGATGAAAAATGGTTGATATTGTCGATATCGGTCTGAAAGTTGACTCGCGCGATGTTGACAGGGGGACAAAGTCTCTCGATCGACTCGGCAGGCAATCGGAAAAAACCGAAACCGCGACGAAGCGAATGCTCCGCACGTTTGCGGGCTATGCGACCATCGGATTCGCCGCAAAGAAAATATATGACGCGATCGATGCACACCGGCAATTCACCAAGGCCATCAGCGAACTGTCGGCGATCACCGGGGCCACCGGTAAAGACCTGGAGTATTACTCGAACACCGCGCTAGTCATGGGCGCGAATACGGTCTATTCCGCGAACCAGATCGCCGGGGCATATAAGCTAGTCGCATCTGCCAAGCCGGACTTATTGGCCAACAAGGAAGCCCTGTCGGCGGTCACCGAGCAGACATTGACCCTGGCCACCGCTGCCGGCATCGACCTTGTCAGCGCCTCCAACGCGGTCGGCGGTTCACTGAACCAGTTCAGCGCGTCAGCCGACCAGGCAGCCCGATTCGTGAATGTATTAGCGGCCGGCTCTAAATATGGCGCCTCTGAAATCGGTGACACCGCGGAGGCGATGAAGGTATCCGGTGCGGTCGCGCACAGTCTCGGCCTGTCGTTCGAGGAAACGAACGCAGCCATTCAGGCGCTCGCCGCGGTCTCGATCAAGGGATCGGAAGCAGGTACCGGCCTCCGTGGCGTACTGCTCAAACTTTCCACGCAATCCAAAGACGAATTTAATCCACAGATCGTCGGTCTCCAGAAGGCACTGCAAAACCTCGCAGCGGCTCACCTCACCACCGCTGAAAAAGCGAAACTGTTCGGCCAGGAAAGTATCACCGCGGCAACCGCGTTGATCCAGCAGGCAAACAGCATCGGCGGTCTCACCAAACAGCTCACCGGCACACAGACCGCCATGGAACAGGCGCGCATCCAGACTGACAACCTCGACGGCGATATCAAGCGAATGAACGGCTCCTGGGCGACCGGTGCGGATTTGTGGGGTCGAGTTGTCGATCCGGTATTGCGCGGAATCATTCAACTGCTCGGCAAGATGGGAAAACTGGTGGCCTCCATGGCGATCGGGTTTCAGGATGCCGGCCAGGCGCTCGGAGCGTATGCCGCGGCGGGTGCGGCTGTTCTACATGGTGAACTCAGTCGCGCGAAACAGATTCTCGATGCGCGAGACAAAGAACATGCAGCCAATCAGCAACTGATCAACGATATCTGGTCCGGCAAGGCTGCCAACGATGCGAAAGCCAAATCCGACGAGGAAGCGGCTGCCAAGGCCGCACAGGCCGCCAAGGAAGCGGCCGAACGGAGGGCCGCGCAGGAAGCAGCACGTAGAGAGACAGAGCACGAAAACTATGTCGCTTCACTGCGGACCAAATATGACACGCTGAATACCTACCTCCAATCCGAGTCAGAGCGGGTCAAGGCCGCCTATGACCAGCGGGCCGCGATTCTGAGGGATGCTTACGAGAACAAAATAATCCCAACCGAGGCGCGATATCACGAACTGTCCGCGAAGCTGGAAGCGAAACGCTCGGCCGATATGAAAAGGGCCACCGAGAAGGACAGTCAGACGCAGATCAGCGGTGCCCTGAAAACGGCGGCCGGAATATTCGGCGTAC